CAAGCGGTTAAGGTTCGTATTGCCATCTTTCGGATAGATTTCCAACGTGCCTTTAGGCTTGTATGATTTACCATATTCATACGCAGGCAATGGTTTGTCAAAAGTAAATACGTTGACCTTGCCACGCACTTTGTCAAAGTCAACTGTGGTACCGAGCGTGTCGTATATATCATTGTCCAACTTCTCGGCACTTTTCTCACCTACGGTCGACAAGGCGTTGATATAGTCCTGATGCACGTTAGCTGCATCCATTGCGCTGTCATATATACGAATAGAATACAAATCAACATCAGCCTTGTCAGAACCTATAACGATACCACCACCTGAACCGATCTGCATAGAGTCTGTAAGCAAGTAGGCAAACTTACGAGCTTCTACACCGTCTATATAGAGATAGACGAGGTTAAGATAATACGTGTTGTTATTTAAGACGTAGGTGTACTTCTTAGGACTAATCACGAGAGCAAGACGAAGACGCACACCGTCATCTGTATTCATCGCCTGAACATCAGGATTGCGCTCGCTACGAGTTGCGAACATAATAGAAGACGGCTTAACCTTCAATCCGATATACCCCTTCTGATAAGGCATAGCGATAGAGATACACTCTGTATCGTAATCAGACGTATTGTTAATCTGATAGTCTATCTCAATGGTCTTACCGCTTTGTGCTGCTTCCTTGGCGAATGGTTTGTAATCGATAGTCAATCGAGAACCAGCGAGCAAGCGCAATGTGCGTGCGCCCTCATCATCAGTTACCCAGCCGTCACGAGAGAAGGCAACGTTCTGCCACTCAGAACCGATATGATCTGAATTGATAAGATTGCGGAGAATGTTGCGGTCGGTGTCGGTGTTATTTCTATTCTTTGCATTGAAATAGAATACAGCTCCAGCTGTTGCAGAGTAACCTTGTGAGTTATCCACAGGGAATGGAATTGCATCACGCAAACGCACCTCATCCGTTGGGTGAGTTCTGAAACCGATTAACGCAGTAAAGTCGGAGTTATCTATAGTCTCAACCTCAAGAGAAAGTGTGTACTGCATTTTTGTCTGTGTCAATGTATTCTCTGATACATTCTCTTGCAGCACCTCATTATCCTTCTTCATCAAGATTGAGAGTGGTGTCGTTACCGCCTTGCCGTCATATACTGCATATTCCAGTACCTTATTCTCGTACCAGTTAAGAAGTTTCTCTGCCTTGTTATTCACAACAACCATCTTCACAGCCTCATTGTTTGCTACCGCCATAAAGTCATAGCCTACAGGAGTAGTCTGGACGGTGTTGTCTTCATTAGACAGCCAAGCAGATAGATGGAAAAGACCTGTCTTATTCGTAAATGGAACGGTGTAAGCGACAGGCGAAGATGTATAGGTTGCAGTTCCGAACTGTCGCTCATACGTCTGCTCGTAGCCTTCACCTGTAATCTTCACGTGTAGTGTCTTACTGATGTTACCGCTGATGTAGCAAGGTAATACAATATCACCTTGGTACGCCTTCCACCAGTTAAATTCTGATATTGAGAGGAAGAGGGCAGACAGCGTAATCGAATACACTAACGCAGGGGAGGTTTGCCCCGTCACCTCACCTGTAATCTTCACCATGATGTTATTTTGTCCGCTCTCTAAGAACTTGAATACATCAACAGTGGTAATCGTATTAGACTGACATCTACCACGAGCCTTACTTACGAACGTACCATCTCCAGCCTTAGCGAAAATTTCGTATGTTCCCCATTCTCCCGTGTCGATAAAATCGCTCTGTCCGACGTCCTTAGTGCGAGAGATAAACATAAACTTAATAGCGCACTCACCTGCTGACTTAGATGCAGAGAGAGTAGTAGAAGGAGACTGATTGACAGCACGTAAGTAATAGAGAATAGATTGCTGTTGTCCTCCGCCACCTTGCCCAACAGGGAGTTCAGACAACTTCATTGGAACCCACTGATCACCGTTCCATACGAGTACACACGTCTCGGAGGTGAGTTCGTCAACCTCAGTATTTACATTTGAAATCTGTCCGAGCGTAGGACGGTTCTTTGCAATCGTCTTCTTCACACGGTCCTCCTCAGAGTTCTGTGCGTCGATTAACTCATTGACCTTTTCGGGCAACTTGTTAAACTCATCAGCGGTCAACCGACCGCCTGTCTGTTTATGTTCTAAGTAGAGTTTTTCTATCGCCATATTAAGATAGCTTGAATGGGAATGTATAAGTAAATGCGTTGTTACCCTCTACCTCGACACCATGCGCAAGAGATAGAGCATGACAGATGATATCTTGAAGAAGTTTAGGGTGAGAGGATGAATAACTCTCACCCGTATTGTCTTCGATGCCACGGATAGAAGCTTGTACGAAGCGATTATCCTTCGTGCGACTTTCTGATATATATACCTTGATGTGCTTCATCAAACACGTTTATTTTCTTCTGTTGAAAATCTTGAGAAGGAAGCCTTTTATACTTGGCTTAAACTTTAGCCCAAAGACAACAATAGATAACACAAGCAAGCCCATTATAATTTGCCACCATCTGAAAGGTTCTGCTATCTGTACCTGATCAACGTGCTTATCTTTATGTTTTTTGTTTTCAGTGAAGTTGACTTTCGTATTAGTCTGCTTGTTAGCAGCACTATCCTTTTTCTCTGACAGTCCTCTCTTTTCGTTTCTGCGGCTTTCAATTCGCTCTTTAATCGATTTCAAACCACGATTAATTATGATGCTGCCGTCGGCTTTATATTCAACCATTGGCACTTCGCTCCCGACATTTGTGTCGGTAGCAAAACTATCCACCAGGCAAGGGACTTCAAAAACGAACTCACGTATGACACTTGTTAGTTCGTCGATGTTAGTTGTGTCGATGAGCGATATATGCTTTTCGTTTCGTTCCGTTGTCACCTGCTCACTATTATACGTTTGCTTGATGCTTTCAATTGCAATTGACTTCTTAGTCCGACAGCCAACGCACATCGTTATAAGGACGCAAATTAACAGTTTACACGATGTATCTATAAGTCTATTCATACCTTTTTCGATTTAGGTGAGGGAGTTTTTTTTCCTCACTTTGTTACACTTTAAGTTTGAAACATTGTCTTCTTTGCTTGCCGTCGGCATTCTTGTAAGCGACATGTACCCATCGAGAAGTCTTACTTCTTTCTACGATAATTTGATCGTAGGAGTACCCCATTTTGGAGAACTCGTTAGCCATGAAACGTTCAAACTCTGCCTGCTTACCATTGACAGGTTGCAAGTCAGCAGCGTAGCCCTCTACATGTGCAGAGTTTTTCACACCTCCTACAGCCTTGTTCAGTTCTGGTGAGCGGTAGCCACTTGTTACACGGATAGCAGGGTTCTCGATTTTGTGACGCTCACAATACTTACCCCATTCAGAACGAATACTCTCTAAGAGGGTAATCGTCTCGGTAAGGTGAACCTTTACGATAGAAGGAGGGTTATTGCTTATCTTGAGTTGTTCAGCGGTACTGGACTGCACCAGCTCCGCAAGTGTAAAGTTTGCCATACTATTCTTCTATTTTTTGATTTACATTTTTCTCTTCACCAATGTAGTCAGCGACATACTGAATGACTTTCTTAGCATCTCTATCTGAAGCTGCACTAACTACTGACTGAATGATGCGCTGCATATCAGCAGCAGTGCTCTTTCTCTCTCTTGCATGTTCAATGAGACTCTTTGTTTCTATGATGAGTAAGGCAGCAGAGAACAGTAATGTACAGATAGGAAATGTCTTAACACCTATCAGAGAACAAGACGTGAAAATCACTACGTCGATGATTAATGCGATAAGGAGAAATCGCCAGTACTCACCAATCTTACCAAGCGTCTTACGCATAAGGTGCGAAGTCAAGGGCTTCTTCAACTTGTTTTGCGTATAAACTCTGTCCCACAAGTCAATGAAGGCAGCGCTGACTACCAAAGCCCACATCACGACACATGTTATAAGATGTGTCGCTACAGAGTGAATAAACTCTGGTGTAAACTGTAATTCAACTATATCCATACGAACACCTCCTTTACAATAGGAAAAGAAAAACACCCACGATCGCACCAAGCATACCTGCACAGACATCGAGCCAATCGAACTGCTCCTTTCTGTAGTAGTAATCGACACTCTCTTTTCCAGTCATGATGAAGAATGCTGGTACCAATGCGAAGATTAAGCACACATCGATAGCATGTAAGGCCTTGCACACAATCATCGAAACGACAAGACCAGCAAACATGTGCAGATACTTATCGCTACCGATAGCAGCGAGCCTTCCGAAAATCCTGTAAACACAATCTAAAAAACTTTTCATATTATTCTCTTTTATTTAATAAATCAATTTTACTATAACGAATCGTCGAATGGGTAATTCTGTATGAGCCTATCATGAACGATTATCTGATTGCCCTCTGCATTGCAGAAAGTTGGAACACCATTATGCACTACGAACAGAACATCTCCATGCGTCGTTCTCACGCCACCTTCAAATTTCTGAATGGTAACAGAATATATCTTCTTTCCTTCTTCTCCTGCTTCTGAAGGAGCACTATCCACGAATGGGTAATTGCCTTCCAAATTTTCTTCAGTGTACCATCCATCAGGTATTAAACTTCCAAAAGACTCAAGCTCAAAAAATTTCCCGTCATCTTCAGCGTGTGAACCAAGTTTACCTGTAGCATAATGGTAAGCAGCATGGTACTGATTCCATGCCGTACCTTTATTTGTATGTGGATAGATTGAAGAAAGTCCCTTATCTGTGACGTTGACGAATACAAACTTTGTCCAATACGCCTCACGATATGCCGAGACAAGTTCCTTCAGACCTGTATAACCCAAGTCATACTTAGCATTACCCTCTGTATCGAAGAAGATAAGATGAGGAAATCCGTTCTTATCTACGGTCATTGAGATACCTTTCTTGTTGTCCTTCGTAAAGATGTCAAATATTCCTTCGTACATTTCGATATGCAAACCGCTATCACCAGGCGTGGTACGCACTTCCTTTGCTTCAATGAGATCAGCATTTACTTTTCCGTCACGGGTCATTAGCGCAATATTTCCTTTCTGAGTTTGCACCTTGAAGTTCTCAGCCGTCACGGTAAAAGTCTTCTTTTTTCCGTCAAGTTCAAAGCCAACCTCGACAAGTCCATTCTTAAGATTAGTGACGGTTGCTGATATGTTGTCAGCAGTTGTCTTAAGTTCCGACTTAAACTTTGCAGATGTGAGTTCCTGAGCAGATTGCCAATCCTTAATATCGAAAGACTCGCCAGTCGCTTTCGAACGAACACAAACAAGCAAATCATTGTTATACTCATCTCCGAAGGTAGCGTTGCTCCACTGGTCGCCTGCATCGTATGGAGGAACAGGTACGGCTTGAACGAAGACTCTACGCTTACCATCAGCAGTGTCCTGTGCGTGCTTAGCTGCTTCAAGTGACTTCAACACATCAGCGTCTGTTATTTCCTTCCAAGCGAAAGACCCATCTTGATTTTTCTCGAATGAATAGGAACGACCACCTCCAGTCTCAGCATAACTTCTATTATAATAGATGTCATGCAGGTGCATCTCTTTCATTTCGTCATCCGTCCACTCGTTAGCCGGCTCATTAGATAAGGTAGGAATGGCATCGCCAAAACAAATCAAAAATTGGTGGTCTGTTTGCTCCTTCACAGAGTCAATACGACTCTGCATTGACGATAGATAATCTTGCAAACGGATATATTTGCCTTGGCGTGATGGGTTCTCAACACGTATCTCGAAGTTCTGCTTATCGAATAAGAAGATAGGATCAGGAAGGATAAAGGAATTGATACCCTTTATAATCTTGAAGTAAGGCGCACCTTCGCCAGCAGCTGACTGTATGATAGCACTCTGTCTCTCTTCATCAGTGAGGTGACCTAATTGCACAACCTCGTCACCCACCTGAGGAACATCGCTCCCACTTGCGTAGTCATCAACATTCGTATTGTCTGCAATGTCAACATAATCAACACCAACAGCGATGACATGTCTATGCCAATAGTGATTAGACAACTGACCGCCTGCATCAATCAAGTTGAACGTTTCGCACAGCGCAAGGTCATCCACTCGCATAGAATTATAAACTCTACGACCCTCACTATCCTGCTGGCGGAAGTAGCATCGCCATGCACCTACTATCCTCTCTATCTTAGATATCACGAAACTACCAGCAGAGTTCACAATCTTGCCTTTTATGTGAGAGGTCTTCATTATCTCCACCTCCTCTGCGGTGAGCTTACGATGCACGTGCAGATATTCTGCGTCTATATGCCAGTCACCTTGCTCATCCTGATAGATAGATACGCCGGACTCGCCACGAACCGACTTACCAAACACGATACCCTTCATGAAGGTAGTCAGTGCATTAACGATGGAGTCCTGATCGGTGCGAACGATCTTCTCCCAGTCGACACTCTTAGGGTCAAGCGTGCGAGCAGCCTTTGCCTCGTCAGCTAAGCCAGCGAGTATCTTCTGCGCATCCAAGGTGAGGTAACCACCAATACGATCGAGCGCATTCAGTACCGACATATTGTCGTGGCGGTGTCCAAAGGCACCATCACCCTTGTAAGCAGCGGTGACCTCACGAGAGAACCACTCAAGGATAGCTTCTGCTGTTGTGATGTTCCACTTATCAGAGTAAGGACTTTGAACTGGAAAGAGAGCCCCACTGCTCAGCGGTAGTCGCTCAAGCTCAACTAAGCGTGGGGCGATGGTAAAAGACCCAACATCTGGTATCTTGATATCCAACATTGCAGGTGCAGCGTCCTCTGACCTGGTAATATTCAAGTAAGGACGTGCATCTGCGTACTTATAGGTAAATGTATAAGATGAAGGGAGGTCTTTTGTCTGCCAACTGACGTCGCTCTCTGTTACGACAATGCGACGCACATAGTTGCCTGTGTAGAGGAACTTACCCAAGGAAGGGAAGAAGTCGAGCAACCATTTGCGCTCTTCCTTAGAGAGGAAGCCTGTGTTCTTCTTGTATTCTCTGACCGTGTCAACACGATACTCTTCTGAGTCGTTCTCAATCTCTGCTACGTTGTGCGTGTGTTTCGCTGTGTTCTCTGCATCACCATACGCACGGAAGGTGTCGAGACCACCGAGTGAGTTTTCAAAGAGTACCCACTGTTCTTCTTCGCTATGAATATCTGAAGCATAGTATCTCTGAATGTAGGTAAGACGAGTGCCAGCAGCATCTTCTACCCATACATCATAGTAGCTTGGCATCTTGCCTAACTTACCAGCGATGACACCGTATTGCATCGGCATCGTCCACACCTTACCGTGAGAGAGATTGCCGAGTTCGATGTCTGTCTGAACATAGCTACCGTTCTCTTCTATATACGCACGACACTTAGCTACGCAATCCTCGACAGCGTAGTAACTAAGAAACTCTGGGGTGTAATACGTCACAGGCTTGACGGTAGGTTGCCACGTCAGGAAGTTACGCTTCAACCAACTTGAAGCGGTGTCAGCAAAGTTGTCGATACCAGCACGGAGTACCGTGAATTGCCATGACACTTGTGCAGCTGTCTTATCTTCGATGAGATTAACAAGAAACTCCCGAGCAATGTTCGGTTGACGATAAATTGTAGTCGACTCCTGAAGCTGAAAAGATAGCAGCGGAGTGATGATATTCTCCAAGTCAATCTCAATGCGCTTCGCTTTATTCGGAGTATAAATGTGCTGCACGATGATTTCGTTCGTGTCTGCGTACTTGAGAACAAACGTAACCTCTTGCGAGCTTGATATAATGAAGTGATTCATCGAGCCAGTCAGGCTGAGCGAATCAGGTTTAAGAATAATATCCATGTGCGAATTGTTTAACACAAAAGTACCCTATATATTTGAGATGATAAAGGACAGGTTTTAACAGGCATAATTAAAAAGGTACGCACTCCAACCACACCTCCGTCCGAGTGTACTCATACTCTCCGTGTCGGAACCAGCCACCTTTTCGTGTTATTCGCTCAGTATATGAACGCTGCTTACCATATTGCACACCAACATACTCAGCTGAAGGTAGAGGAGGGTAGACCGTTACGAAGGTCTTGTTTCGCTCTCGATCAGCAGCCTTGTATTCTTCCCAGCTGACTGATGTCCGCTTCTCTTTTCCAACCCACTTATACCTCACATCCATAGCCTTGAGTTGCTCATTGATCGTAGGTGCAGTTATTGTAGGTTCCATAAGCGATACGGTGTACAGCTCTGACTCTACAGGCTCATTTTTTCCTCCAAGTGTGAACTTGAGTTTGTTAAAAAAGAAAGGCACACCACGGATAACGACCTTAGCATAAGAGGATAGGTTCTGCTTTTGCGACTGAGAAAGCAATAGCTTCACCTTCATATCGTGAAGTGAATTGCGTAGCAGCAAGTCATATTCACGGTAGAACTTCTCAAAGATGCCTTGTGGACCATTGTAATGTAGAGCATAATCGAAGATACGAGGATGTGAAGGTGCATTCACATCGTAAGCAGAGATTGTTCCTGCTGGACGACCGTCTGAAAGATAACTGAAGGCGAGTATCGTCTTTTGTTTATTGGCGGATTCCGAAGTATTCTCCTTTGGTTCTGTCGCAACAACCATCTTCGAGTTGAGCGAAATGTATGAACCTACGTAGAGGAACTTACCCATATCATAGGTAAAGTCTTCCTCTTTGATTGTAGCCTTATAATTAAGGATGCGCAACTCTGGTATGAGTTCAGGAACCTTTATCTCTTTCGCTTCGAGCGTTTCTCCTGTGTTGTAGTCTTGCGAGGCTTCGCCTATCTTCACCGTCACTTGGAAGTCGCCAGACCATCCAGTCTTATAGATAGCTCCATCGACAGGGTCGAAGTAAGCGTTCGGGTTCGCCTTCACTAAGCTATCTATATCATCGTAGGAGTCTGAGATTTCAGAATCAACCTTCTCCTCCGCTGAGAGTGTAACACGCTTATAGTCGTTCTCCGACTTATAAGAAAGCGTAGGTTCTTGCGTTACGCAATGAGTAAGGTCGGTGTTCGGAGCTTCGTTCAGTGCATCACGCAAGAAGATGATATCTGCAATGCGCTTACCTTCATCAGAGGTAAACTCACAGCAGAACTTCTTACGAAAGACAGAGATAAAATCTGCACAAGTAATATCAGGTACAAGGTCAGCGACCTTTATCTTTCCATTCACTAAGACGTCCATAACGTTGTTTACGACTACCATCTTATTGAATGGTTCTGTGCGAGTAAAGAAGTTCTCTTGCAGATCATACCCAAAGTAAGCGAAGACACGCTTCAGAAGATAGTTCGCACGGATGAATGGCGACATATAATATCCAGGTGCGAGCGTAATAGGTACGTCGTTGACATACTCTGTGCGCTGTACTGCATTATAGAAGTCACAACCATCACCGCTCATATCGGGGTGAAACGATTTAACTGAAGGTACCTCTGGAAGGAAGTCGTAGATCTTGTCGTATCTCAACACCTTTTCCTTACCAAACCCATTTAACACCTTATAATTAAGACCTTCCTTTTGTCCTGAATCGTCCGTGAAAAGCACTGGAAAGATGCCGTAATGCTCATTAGAGTTATTGCGAAGATTACGACAAAAATTAATCCCTTCTTCTACAGTGTTCACTCCTGGTATGAATTCGCCTTTGAAGACATCCTTCAACTTTACCTTCTGAATCCTTGAATAGAAAGAGCCATCGTTAATGTAGAAGGAGGTAGATATTCCACCTTTGTATTGAGCAGACAGCACCACCTGCCTACATTGAGCGAAGTACTCACCATCTTGTATCGCAACATCTGTAGCAGTCATCTTCACTCGTCTACCGAACGAGTCAGGGAAACCGAGTATCCTGCGATTACGTTCTGACGAAGGCAGTTCGAGCGGTGTTGTCTGTTCTCCGTAATCATTGAAGAATGGATTGGTTCGTTCAACCTGGATCTGTGTGTCGGGCTTGAGGTTGTAGTCTTCGCCCTTTTCTATGTTAGTTATCTTCATTACTATGTAAGGTGTTAAGTCTATTTACTTCCGAATCTTCGTGCCTTGTCTTGTAGCTGCTGCTTCTGTTCTATCTCATTAAGAGAGACTGATGCAGGGATGCCGTCAACAGACAATCGATCAAGCACATCAGTTAATCGCTCGATGAGCGTATCCTTGTAGGAGTCTTTCGCTACACCACGCACGTCATTAACTGTTGGTGTGACGTATCCACCAGAGGTACGACCTTGTGCCTGCTGAATGAGAAACTTATTCATATCGAGCGTGCGAATCGTTCCTGCACGCTGTGCACGATCGATAATGTCAATGAATGGAGCTATCGTAGGGTTCTCAACAGCAGCGTTCGAAGCAACCCACTCCTTGCTGTGACCATACCCACCTTCTCCGACGAGAACGGTTGGTTTATCGATAAATCCACGTCTGTCAGGGTCGTAATCAGCACGGAACATCTTTCCATCCTGCTTGCGCTCGACATCGATACTACCTCCTGACTCAAGACCCGTTGCAACACGTGCGCCTGAAGCAGAGGCAGAACCACCTGCTCCGCTTAGCGTCATTCGCTTCACCTTATTGCGCTCTGCAAGAGCAGCTGCAAGCTGTGCTGCACCCGTGATACCCATCAAGGCAGCAGCAGGAATACCAGCAGGGAAACCCAATTCAGAGAATGTCTTAGCAATTGCAGAAGCAGTTGATGCGATGATCTGCGCTGCTTGAATAGCGAAGTTAACATCCGCATATTTCTTCTGTATCTTTAGTTTTTCGTTAGCCTTCTTCTTCTCAAGTTCAGTAGTGTCTTTACCAGCGTTCTTTGCAGCTTCAATCTCTGCGTCATACTTGGCATCGACGTTCGCAATCTCTGCTTGCTGCAAGGCCTGCGCTGCTCCACTGGTAAGATTAGAATAGTAGTCGAATGCCTCCTTCATTTTGGCAATCTTCATATTCTTCACAGCCTCTTCATATTCTTCTTCAGATATCTCTTTATTCTGAAGGTGCATCTTCAACTGATCCAACTCTGCATTATAGAGTTCCTGCTGTGAAGCAAGACCATACTGCTGACGTATCTGAAGGCGGTGTTCTTCTGCCTGCTGATCAAGAAGAGTAAGAGCCTGCTGGCGTTCTTGCTCATTGAGTACACTATCATCTTCTATCTTCTTACGACGTGCGGCATACTGGTCTTCGAATGTGTCAAGCCCATACTCCTGTCGTGCTTGTGCCTTTTGCTCCTCTGCTTTCTTCGCATAATCCACAATGATAGCAGCCTTAGCAGCTTCGTAAGCCTTTGTAACTTCCTTCTCACGTTCGCCATTCTCTTTTGCTCGTTGCAAGGAAGCCTGGTAATATCCATCCAAGAGGAGCAGCTTTGCATCACATTCTTCTTTAAGAGTCTGTGGCTTAGCTGGTGCGGACTCCTGAATCTTCTCAAGAGATTCGTAGTATTCTTTTTCAGCTTCGATATAAGCGGTATTCGCTGCCTGCTGTTGGTCAGCGACAGCCTTAGCTTGACCTTCTTGCAATGCTTTCTTTTTTGCAGCATCTTTGAACACTAAGTTTTCAGAGCGTTGCAAATATGCCTTCTCTATGTCGAGAAGTTTGTTCTGATGCTGAATATTAAGAGCTGCCACGTATGCGCTGTATTGCTCTTGCGTAAGACTCTTTTTCGCAAGAGCTTCTTTCAGGGCATTCAGACTCTTATCATAACTTCGCTTTTCAACATCGAGGTCTTGAGCACGATCATGAGAAAAAAGTTTAGCTGCTACTTCGTCTGGGTCAGAACCCTTCTTGGTCTTATCCTTTTTTGTTTTCTTTTTAGGGTCTTTGATTCCATTTTCAATGGTGCTCTTTCCGCCTCCGCCAGAACCACTTTTGTTTGCAGCATGATTTTTCACCTCGGGTGTTACATCGACAGAAAGATGAGCTACCTTCTTATTGCTACCTGTGTTTTTTATCGCTTCAATAAAATTGTCACGAACATTCGCAGCCATCTTCTTTGCATCATTACCAATTTCTACCCACGTGTCTTTGTAGGCATCCCAAAGTCCCTTGATACCAGTTGTAATCTTATCGACGTCAAACGAAAAAGCACCTTCAATAACCTTTGCCCAAGCCTTTGCCATTCGACCCATACCTTTGAAGCCATCAATTACGAGATAAACTCCAAACTTGAATACCTCCCATGTACTCTTGAAGTTGTTTTTAATGTGTTCAATGCCTGCACGAAACACCTTAGATTCATTATATAAATCAATGAAGTAGTTAATGATTTTAACTGTGTAGTCGATAATCTTAGACAAGGCTTTAACTCCGAATATCTTAGCTTTCATTGTAAGTTCATCAAAGCCATGTTCGCCAAGACCGAAGAACTTAGACATCTTCTCGTTAAGTTCTGCTTGTGCGTCGACCTCTTCACGCTGGAGTTCTCCGTATTCGCCTGTTACGCCTTTCAGCTCCTCCATATTAGTAGACATATCTGCTAAGGTCTTCACGAGTTTCATACCCTCGTTGCTCGCTGTCTTGCCAAAGACCGCCTTCATGACTTGACCCACCTGCATAGAGTTTTCAGGCAGCTCCTTAATCTTACCTGAAATCATCTTAATAGCCTCTAAGATACTGGTCTTTCCTGATATAAGGTCAGCTTCGAGTTGCTTGCTTGAGATACCGATAGAATTAAGTGCGCTCTGTGTAGCTGAAGACATAGTACGAATACGGTTTGTAGCGGTCTGTATTAAACCCATACCTGCCTCATTGAATATACCTGAGCGTGTCTGTGTGATACTGGCTACAAGGTCATTAACAGCACCTCCAGCGTCACTAAAGGCTGGTCCATACTGTTGAATCTGACTGAGGAATGTTCCGTTAAGGTCAGCACCAGCCTGCAATCCGTCCTTAATAGCATTAATAGCCTCAGTCGTAGATATACCGTATTGATTGGTGAGAGATTCAACTGTACCGAGAACCTCCTTGTAGTCTTTACCCATCTGTGAAGCGAGTGCTGATATCTGACTCTGTGTGTGGACGAGTTCGTCACCTTGTATGTTAAAGAACTCACGTGTCAGACGCTGCGCCTCTTCAATCTCTACATTGTAATTATACCACCACTTTGCTCCTTCTATCACGGCAGAAATAGAAGCAACAGCAGCGGTAGCCACACCAACGAGTTTCGTCCATCCACCAGAGATAGAGGAGAACATTCCTTCAAATTTACCCATGATTCCAGACGACTGTTTCCCCATAGAATCAGTCAGTCCAGAAGCATCGCGACGCAATTCAGACATACGTCCATTCACGCTACGAAGCTGTGACGCTAAGTGCTCATACTCTTTAGGATTCGCTGCCTTTGAAGTATTATTCAGTGCTGTCTGAAGTTCCTTGGCATGTTTCTTGAGCTGTGACATTGTCATAGCATTGACATCCATTGCAGAGCGAAGTTCACGCAGTTTCTTATTATTATCAGCAATCTGATTACTATAATTCTTCACCTCTGCTTGTAAGCGTTTGTACTCAGCGGTCTCTTTCTTACCTGCTGCCTCGAGGTCGAGCATTCGATTCTGTCGAGCCTTCATTTCCTTACTAAGGTCCTGCGTAGCACGCTCAAGCTGTCGTAATTCCTGCTGTGCCTTGTCTGTTTTAGCATCGATAACCAAGGCAACGTGGTCTTCTTTGATTTTGCTCATATCTATTGATTATCTGTGGGTAATATGTGATTTGAAAGTGCATCCTCCATTTTCTTTCGCCAAGCAGCACGAACTTCATTTGTAAATCCTGCTTGAATATCAGGGAAAGTTTCGTTGTACAAAACACCCCATACAACTCTATTATAAACAGCATACTTAGCACGCTGCTTCTTGGCTCGCTTACTGTTTAAGCCTGCATAGTTAATGCGGTATTGCATATCGAGGAAACGTAGATAAGAAAGAACCCCGATATAAAGGGTGAACTTTCCGTTCGATTCTTGAAGAGAGAAAGCACGACGAGATAAGAAGTCTCGAAGAGTTCCAGTGTGCTCCTTGAAGTAGCGATTAGCAACTTCTTCCTGCGTCTTATAGATGATGCCGATATCACGACGAAGAATCTCAGAGACGAACTCATCCTTTACGAATTGATCTGTTATCATGACACAAAGATAACACGAGAAAAATAATGGGAAAAGGACAAAAAAGCGAGAGCAGCACGTCTCACGACGTACTGCCCTCAAAAACCATAACTTAAAATACAACTATAACTATAAAGACTTATATTTCACGGAACATCCATCTGAATTCCAACCCTTGCGCACCAGGACGATTGCAGAACTTATATCCTGCATCGCGAAGAGCTGTGGTAATTTGCTCTGCACACACCTTAGCAGAAGGGTCTAAATTGCGAATAGCATCTATTACCTCGGGGGTAGAGAAGAAGTGAGTTGTTTCTGCTGGTGTCGACGCTGGACGATATGTCGCTGATAAAGCAGCTATGTATATACTAATGTCTGTTATAGGCTGCTCGTCGTTTTCTTTCTTCGTTGTCATTGTCTTAAGGTTTTATTGTTTTTGATTATCGGTATCTCCGTGCGGGTCAACCGAGGTGAGAAATGAGTTGAGATCCCTACGCAGTGAGCGTAGAGTGTCGAGGAATGTGAGAACTGTGTCAGACTTTATATTGCCAGCATCCCTCCATTGATCAATAAGAAAACCCTCGATGGCTTCTAAGCGTTCTGTGCGCTCAGAGATATAACCAGGGTCGAGCATTGCTCGAAGGGTCTCAGTTGTTTGTTCGTCGAGATTAACGATAGACGCTTTCATTTTGTATTTCATTTTAAATCAATTATTTTCTTTACTTCTGACAGAGTTTTATAAGAACTCTTAAGATTATTCACACGCTCTTCCCATCTATCCATAGCTGTTTGTTGACGTGAAGAAGCTTCGCCTGCCTCATGAACACCTCTATAATATTCGAGATAAGATGTCGCCTTAGTGAGTTGACGCTTAACATTATCTCTTAATGATTTTATAAGGCCTGGTGTTGAACAGAAGTCATCCAACGGTATGAACAAGCCTTTTTCAGCATGGTAGTCATAAACAGCAGGGTCGGTTATGATTTTCATTTCGCACCCCCTTTCTGAACACTACTTTTAATATGATCAGGCAAAGAATAATATTCGTCGCCATCGTCTGGTACTGGCTGAATAGACTCTTGAGAAGAATCGAAGCCAAACATCCCACGGACATCAGAGAAAGCGATGCGCAACATACACTTCTGTTGAGAGTTGTTCTTGTAGACTGAAATAGTCCCAAGGGATCCTTCGCTAACATGGAACGAGAATCTTTCTTCTGCCTTTGGAATAGCGTTATATTTTTCTTTCAATTCATCAACAACCTTGTCGAATGCTTTTAAGTCCGCTACAAGAACGCTTTGATAACTCTTCATACAATCAGCAAGTGGTGCAAGGACTTTGGGAATTGAAAAGTCACGAAAATAATAATCAAAGAATATCATTTCTCACCTCCTTTCTCAGCCACTTCATTAAGGTTCTCACAGAGGTTCTCGCTGAAACCTTCCAAAGAAAGAACCTCTTTATAGTGAAGACGTATAACGGCTTCAGTGAATTCGTGAGTAGTAATGATATGGATATAGCCTTTATCGACTTTGATTTTATACCTTTCCTTTGCCTTTGGAATGGAATTCAATTCTGATGTAAGTTCTGCAACAAACTTCTTTAGTGTCGAGTCATCTGCCATAAGGACTTGGTAACGTCGCTCCATACACATAACAACAGGCTCAAGGTACTTCGGGGTAGAATGTGCCTTGAAATAGTAGTCAAAGAATATCATTTTGCACCTCCTTTCTTAATTATACTTTTTAAATAATCTGGGAGACTGAAAATTGCTTCACCTTTATCGGGGACAGGAAAAATCTCAAGGTTCTGCTGGTCGCACTGGGTAGAACTATCGAAAGTTTGAAAGCCCCACAAGCCAAGTATGTCGGAGAAACTTATACTTATCACCGAGAGTATAATTTTATTGTCGTAAATAGAGATAGAACTATCAGAAAGATTGAGCGTATATTTTTTATTCGCATTGGGAATCGAGTTAAACTTCTTATACACCTCATCGATAAATACTGCAAACGTATCAATGTCTGCTGCAAGAACCTTGTTATATCTCTTTATATATTCGGAAAGCGGTTCAAGGTCTTTAGAGATAGAAGGAACCTTGCGATAATCATAAATGAATATCATGCCTTGCCTCCTTTCTGTTTCTTTTCTGATTTGTTCATACGATAAACTAAGTAGCCTGCACAGAGGGTTGAAACTACGGATGTGATAGGCTGCTGTTCGATGGCTACAGCTGCTACTATCACGCACAAAGATACAAGGTTAACTCGAATTACCAAACGACGGGTAACAGAGAACTCGCAGATACGGCTGTAGAACTCGCTTTTAGCGTCGAGCCAAAGATTAAGAGACTTGATTTTGCGCTGTATCGTAGCACGTACGTCGATAGGCTGCTGTTTCGCAGAGTTCTCGAATTCGATTACTTGTTGCATAATACGCATTGTTTTGACTGTTACCTGAATCCGTCAGGTACGGATACAGAAAAAGCGGATGCTCTTCCTGTTCGTCAAAACAATGCGATTTCGCCACAAGGGTAAATTCACTGGAAGGCATCCGCCATATCTTCGTTGCAGTAAGGCTGCAATATGGGCATAAAAATAAGCCCAACGAAGTTTAATAAGTTCGGGGCTTGAAATTTCTTCTCACCCTTATTAGCGAGTCTCCTCGCATTGTTTTGACGGTTACAAAGGTAAGTAGTATTTTTGTAACCGCCAAATAAAAACGCAAATATTTTTTGCGCCATGCAAAAAAATTACCATTCGTCGCCTTTCTGCAACATTGCAGTGCGGAGAGCTGTTATGTAATTGTAACAAGCCATTTTCATAACAGACCCCTCCATTAATTTAAACATAGGGTTTTTCTCAACTGGTTCATCACTTCCTATGGTTTGCACCATTTCTGAAATGACCCACTTATATTTGTTATCTTTAAAATTTAACTCAAGTCTTCCTTTATATATATTATCAAAAGCTCCATAAATAACAAGAACTCCAGCATCTTTATCTTTAGATTTAATTACATAGTTAGGATTCTTGTATGTTGTCGAAACCCATTTGAAAGCTCTGTTATACAACTCTCCAGCATTAGTATTAGGTACCACGTCAACTCCTGTTAAGGAGTATGTGCTACCAGTAGCGTCAAATTTGCAGTTCTCTAACTCTTTCTTAGGAGCATTTTGTGTCTGCGCATTAACTCCGAGTCCAATAAATGCCATAAGTATGGCAAATAACACCTTTTTCATGAATCTTTTATTTTAATTTGTAAATAAAGTTCTATCCTTTTCCCCAGCCAGCATTAATATAATTACTCATATCTAAGACATGTTTTTTGTGTGAAGCTCTTGCAATAAGATGTATAAACCTTTTGTAGCCCTCACCCTCTATAATTATAGGATAATCCGAGATTCCTACAACTTGATGACTCTTTTTATATTCTTCAAAAAGTTTAGAAAATAATCTACTGCGATATTCTTGGGGTGAAAGGTCTTTATTTTTTCCTTTGGTATTCCGATTCGGAATAGAAAAACTATCATCACAGAGATAATACAAAATAAGTCCCTGATGCTGTGCAAAAATACCAGCTAACCAAGTGGCGATTTGGTAAAGAACTTTATAGCAAGTATATTGCTTGCCAGCTGTTCGTTCAATGATAATTTCCCCTATTTGTAGATTATTATTAAAAAGCATTTGCTGAATATCGTCAGAGAGCAAAGCTATATCTACGTCATTTACAGAAAGAATATATTTGTCACCGTCTTGGGTTTGAATAGAATATGTTTCTTCCATTTATAACATGATGCGTATCGTGAATTCTTCAGGTTTCATTTTGCGCAATTTCTCTACCTGAGTACGCTTATTAGCTCTCATTTTATCAAGAATTCTCCTTACCTCAGGAGTAGCCTTGATAACGGTTGTTGGGATTTTGCTATGTGCCATAACTGTAATAAGTCGATATATGTCCGATGCAAATGTAAGAATAATCAACGAAATAAGCGACATTTTGCGCAAATATTTTTTGCGTGACGCAAATTTTTCATTATTTTATGCATAAAGCCCCTCGCATTGCGAGAGGCTAAGATGCACCCATAGGCGATGAGTGACTTTTGTCTTAAGGTCAATGAGAACCTCGCCTAAATATTTTCTGCTACTCGACGGATTCGAGTAGATAGGTCCATAAGTGCGTTGCGCAACTGCTCTGTTTCCTGCATATTGAAACCGCCAGTTCCTCCGTTTCCATCAATGCCATCCATTTTGTGGTAAAACCAAGAAGGAGACTTCTGAAAGTACGTTCCAGCAAAATCACGCCATGAAACCGCCATAAGGATGTCTTGTACTTTTCTTTTCATATCTGTAACCACTACTGGTCTTGTCATTACTGTTTCCATATCTATATAGCTATTATGTTTTATCTTTTTCTCTCCCCCCTTGGTGAGGGGGAGAGGTTTGTTCTTAGTTGTATGGTGTCCGAACCATTGTATCGAAGAGTTGTTGTAAGTCTAACAAGAGCTCTGGATAACCATTTGGATAAGAGCGATTGTAGTTTCTCATCCTTTCGAGGAGTTCCCGTTCTTCGGGTGTGACCTCCATCATTTCTTTTTTCTGTTTCATATTCTCATTATTTTTTTGACAATACAAAGGTACTACAAATATTTGTAGTATGCAAATATTTACTATAAAAAATCGTAGTAAGATTGAATATTTAACATTTAAAACATTTTCGTGACTTAACGAAATTGATAACTATTGATAAAAAGTTTATTTTTCTCAGTATTTGACATAAAAAAGCCGTAACAGTTCGGAAACCGCTACGGCTACAAAGAAACGAGCATCGTGTTTTATTTTTCAACGGTCACGAAGCCGTTGTTGATTAGGTCGGCAAGGAAGGCATCGGGGCTGTCAGTCGAAACAAGGTAGCCCTCAAGTTCCTGTAAGCGGTGAGCAAAGCGTACCATATATTCTTCGTCTGTACCTTCGCTATCGAAGCGACTGCCTGCATGGAGCTGGTGAAGGAACGACTCGGGGCTGTATGCTACAATTCTGTGATTGTCTCCTTTAATGTGGTAGGTTTTGAATTTTGGTGCATCTACTTGTTGACGTTCGGGAACTAAATTATGAGGAAGTCGGCTTTGTTTTTTTGCCAAATCCATAATAGTACCAAAGAGACCTTTTGGAGAGATGGTCGGCTTTTGCTGACCATCTCTTGTTTCTATCTTTATTCTTCTCATACTGCTAATTTTTTTGTTCTTATCTTTAGGTAAAGTTTTTCGCTTTCGGTGAGGAAGGGGATGTTCTGAAGGGTTGTGCCTGTCTGTACCTTTCCTTGTTTTGCAAAGGTAATCATTTTTGAGAGAAAATGAATCCAAGCGGACATTTTTGTGAAGTTGGTAGAGCCTCCGTGCTGGCGGAACTCAACCGTGCGGTGGCGTGCGTAAGCTTCGAGGTTTACCTTGTGGTAGCGGTTGTGAGCGAAAGCAGTTCTAAGGTCGCTAATATTAGAAGCTCGGTTGATTGCTATCTCTGAAATGGTGGAAATGGTCCTACAGTAGCGGTTGTTGCGTCTGCTTAGTGGCATAAAGTGGTCGATAACGTTCTCAAGGCGTTTGTAAGAGATTATGAGGTTCTTCCAAGTCTGAAGGTCGAACTCCGCAGCGTCCATGTGAACGTGAAGTCCGCAAGAGTCGTTAACCTTAGCGTTGCAGAGGTCGAGGACCCAGCAGACCTTTTCAAGTTCCTCAAGTCCTTGCTCTCCGTGGAGGATTGGGCTAACGAGTTCGAAGGTGTTGTTGCCTGAAAGGCTGCTGTCAGTAACCAGCTTCCAATGGTCGTTGTGGTCTGTGTGGTTGTAACGCTCAACGTTAACTCTGATGCCTGCTGCGGTAAGTTCTCTTGCGAGGCGTTCACGTGTGCAGTTGTAAGCTTCAATCTCGATACCGAAGTTGCGGTTGAAAGTGTAGTCGAGTTGTGGAAGAACTGTTGTCGCTGCTTGCGCTGCGTTCTGTGTGATTCCCTGCATCATTCGCTTGTAGACGTTCTGCACAAATCCGTAGTTTCCGTTTGCTACAAGGTCAGCAACCTGTCTGCGTGTAAGTCCGAGGGTGAGGAGCTTCTGAATCTTTGAAGTCTTTGTTCCGTTCTCGTTAAGAATGTTCTGAATTTGCTCGTTCATAATCTTTGTTTTTTGAATGTTCTTTGTTTCTAATTGTACTGCTAAGGTAACACTATAATAAGGAACACGCAAGTACTATCGCCTTTATAATCAGTGATTTAGAAGTAATTATCTAATGATAAAAAACGATACAAAAAGGGCTAACGCATCACTGCGTTAGCCCGTCATCCTAAACAATCTTCAATCTGAAAAAACTATTAACTATCAAACTATAATTCTACCAACTTATTAACGATACAAAGGTAAGGATTTAAGGCTGTTTCGCAAAGGACCGACTTAAAAGGTGCGTTCCAAGCGTGTCAGGCGCAACACAATTGAGCATCAAGGTCCAACCAACCGAGGAGAGTTCTGTAGCGACAAAAGGAATCATCTCCGCCTTGTCGAGTTCGCCTCGAGATATCCAATCGAGTTCGCCTTCTTCAGCATCAGCAATCATCCAAGCGTGAATCTTAGAGAGTAGGCGAAGTGCAGAATCGGAGGCAAGCATATATTCAGCAGCGTCAGCACGGTTCGTCATCTTGCTTGCCACGGTGATAGCGATACGCTGGGTTACCTGGTAAGAGTTGCGTCCATCCGCTGACATATTTAGTTCGCCATAATCCACGAATAGGAACGAGCCCACTAACTTATCGATACGTTGTTTCAATTCTTCGAACGACTGACCATAGACATAGTTGGCTATCTCAGGGAGTCGCGACACATTGGGAAGTTTGTCAAGAGACTCCGCAAGGTCATTATAACCAGGGAAGTCGCTCGCACCATTGGTAAGTATAGCACGAACACCCTCTTTTGACGGATATTGTGCGAAATAGAGAAACTGATCTTTAATCATAATATCTTATCGATTACAGAGATAGGCAGCCCTACCTCTTCACTGATTTTTAATTTATCCCAGCCAAAACCCTTCATATCCTTGACCGCATCGATAGTCTTCTTGCGCAGCACCTTCAGATAAGTAAGTACGTTCATCTGCTCTATCTGTTTTGCATTGCCAAGCCCCTCCTTGGAGAGGTCGTATAGCGCATCAGAGGCATCGGTGGTGATAGGCTGCTTGGGTTTATGAGCGAACTTAGAAAGCAGAGAGAATGAAGTTTTACTAAACAGATAATTGTTAAACGCCTGAAAATTAAACGATATAGCTGTAAGCGTTTCGAGTGGAAGTTTAGCGAAATCGTTAGCCAACTCGTGCGCACGCTCAGAATTGTACTCTTTCTCTGGATAATAGAGAATGGCAGCGAGCAAAGGCAACGACTCCTCGCCTCGTTCGATAAGCCCCTGTGCTTCGACGTACTGAAGGGCAGTAAGAGAGCAAGTAAGCGTACCGAAACTCGTCTCAATTCGATATCCAGGAAAGGAATGGCCATCAATCTGAACAGAAGGGATGAGTTGCGCACAGAAACAGAGGTCGATTACGTATTGATAATCGAGCCTGCGTAACACACGTGCAAGTGGAATATTCAAGCGATAAGGATCAATACGACGGCACAACTCGTAAGTATCCTCGTCGACACCATCCAAGACACTATTGTTATCAGGGTAGTTTATCTGAAACATAAATGTGAGTTGTTCAGAGATTGCGACGAGGTTAGCAATCTGTTCCTCTGAATGGAACTTGCGCTTGCTCCAGCCCATGATGTCGCACAGCCAGTTAATCCGAACCTCTCCTGCGGACAACTCGCCTGCTGCCATACGAAGGAAGTCGCCTACAAGACGGATATACTGGCGGTCATTCATCGCATCCCAGCGGTTAGGAATGCGATGTATGTCGCCTTTATATACAAGTTCAATATCTTTCATTATGGCAACATTATAATATTATCATCAGGGTTATTGTACGCTGAGTTCGAACAGAAGTCAGAAACAGTCTCAGAAGAGAGCAGCGTGTCTGCATTAGAGAGGAGTTCTTCCGCTTCACGATCGAGGCGGTCGGCAAGTGCGAAGATAGCACTGGATTCATCCTTGCCAGAGCGTGCAGCGTGACTATCATCGAAGAGATTTCGAATCGTCGAAGGGAACTCGAGGATATCAAACCTACGGAGCGACTTTGCAATCGTCTTCTTCACCAAGGCAAGCAACAAGATAGGACGAATGCGCTCTCTATTGTCATCTGTAAGTTTCTCGAAGTAAATCGACATAACTTCATCGAGCGTTTCCTTCTGCAATGGTATAGTTCTGAAGAAGTAAAGATAAGATGCATCGATAGGATAGATTGAATCCATCTGATCCATTGTTTTTATTTCGCATCGCTCCAAAATTGGGTAGTAAGGTGTCTTACGCCATAGTTCTGCGATTGCACCTTCGGTTGGTTCTGACAACAGTTGCACAAGCGTATCGATAGCGTTGCAATAATTTTCCATATAAGAACGCTTCATCGCCTCCAGCTCATACTTATACACATTGACCTCGCCCTTCCTTCGATTCACACTATCAAAGATGATTTGATTTGCCATAGTAAAGTTCGCCATAGCAGCACGCAATGCTTCCATAAGAGGAGAGTTTTCTTCCTCCTTTAAAAGCTCATCGAATACAGTACGACTGATTACGGTTTCGATGCGTTTGCGAGCCGTAAGACCAGACGAACGCAAATCGTTCAGGTCCATATTAGTTTCCACTCCAGGCGCATAAAGACTGAAGGTGGAGAAGTTCTTGAAAATATCTACTAATACATTCTTCATGACTGCTGCTGATTTAGTCTGTCTTTCGGTGCAATGTCTTCCTGTCGTTGAGGAACCTCGCGATAGAAGCCTATACGATAACCCTGCTTATAGAGGTCTGGGAAATTCAATCTGAGAGCGAGATTAAACGGTTCTGCGCATATCTCATCCTCTGGAGTGAGTGACATTATATAGATAAGGTAGTTATAGTATGCGTCAGAACCTGACTTGCTGATAACACCATCCTTGCTAACTGCTGTGATGGAAGCATCCAAACCGACGCTTGAGAGTAAGGCTTCTTCTGCTCGCTTATCGTACGAAATCAAAGATTCTATATATTCCTTATACTTAAGGTCGATCGTTTCGATTCTCCACTGCTGCTCGTTACCAGAACTATCCATAAACGAAATAGAAGAGTAGGCTTTGCCTTGGTTATCTGCACCGCTCAGATAGTCGCCTATCTTACGCAGCTCCAATCGCATATACTCTACAAGTAACGATTCACGATATTCAGTACCGATACTGATACCGTTATACTTCACCAAGTCCTGCTTCTTAGAAGAACGAATCTTATTCTCTTCGCATAACTTTGCCAACTGATTACGCTTGCTGGACACCCACGCATTCGGAATGATGATGTGTATCTTCGCTGCAAGGGAATTACGCAAGAAGGAGTTAATGTAGGAGGCGGTCTTATTGCTGCCTTGAATATATGGACGTGCGCCCTGGTGGGTTTCGTTCACTCCGTAGAACTCATCGACAGATTTCTCTCTGTGATGTGACACGGCAGCGAAGAGATAGTTGTCAACTTCTGACAATGCGAACTTAGGGTATATCTTGTAATTGCCTAAGCCGTATGTCCACCGTCCTACTGCAATGTTGTTAAAGTCGCCATAATTAATCTGATCATAGGCAACATCCTTACGAGTAGTAGCAAGACGACAGTGCTTATTCTCTAATGGTTCAAGTCCAGCAACTGGTAACATACCGATACGCTTACCACGTGAGAACCGCCACTTAACGAAGTAATCACCGAACCAGTAGTAATTCTTGATACAGGTCTTAGCGAACTCCTGTGCGGATGTTTCCATACCACGCTCTTGCCAAGAGTTCAACCATTCATCCCACGCAGGTAGTGCGGTGTACTCACGTCGCAGCTTACCACCTTCTACTGTCTGCATATAGGCGCATGGTCCGTTACCATAGAGCATCTTAATCTCCTTGCTATACAAGCGAGGCAGCAGGCGGTTCTGCTTTATCTCCATCGTTACCTCTTCACACAGTGCGTTGTTCATACCACGCATACAGACCTGATAACCATTCACACTCATCCACTGGTGTTCATGTAGGCAAGTCTGTCTACCCTGTGGTACGAGTAGTCCTGGGCTCGTCGACAACTCTCTTCCTTCTCCAATCTGAAAGGAGAAGGTATTGCCGTCCATGACGTAGAGTCCAGCGTTGCCGTGTAGTTCAATACTATCTGTCATAACCAATTTATCTTATGTAGTTTATATCCGTCTTGTGGAAAACCCATGTATCTGATGAGTATGCGATAGCACATCTTGGGGTTTCCCTCTTGGTCCTCGAAAAGAAAGAAGTTCTCGGAGTCGACCTTGAAACACTCCTCTGGTAGTTGTGTGCGGTACTTGCAATGTTCCTTGACTACCATTTGCTCGCCTGCCATACCCTGTGAGCGAGAGTAGGGGAAGAAGCAGATCGTGAAGTCACCTTGTGGTACTCTGCTTATCTCCCTTGCCCATTGCATTGCATCAATGCCGTTCAATTCAATTGTCTTCTCCATTACTTGCGAAATTACTGAAAATCGCTGTGGGAACAAAGGACGATTTTATCCCCTCCCTGTCATATTTCCCAACTGTTGGAACGTTGCACCTCTTTTCCTCAACTCAGCGGTGCGTGGTGATTTCGGTCGTTTGTTTATTTTTGATTTTGATTTTCAAAACGTAAACCACTGAAACACAATAAAATAATATTTTGACCTATGTAAATAATCTTTATTATTGCCCTGTTTTGGACATTTTTTATATCAAATATTGGACATTATTGGGTGTTATATCGTGATGTTTTCAGGCAAATCATCAGGATAACTGCTTAATTCCTTCTTGATAAGGTCGGAATAAAGACCGTATAAAAGGTAAATCATTGCACTTGGAAGCTGTGTTGTTAGTCCTGGTCTTCGCTTGAGTTCCTCCTTCTTCTCTGAAGCTTTGTCGAGTTCTATTCTGCCGTTTGTTTTTTTCAACGGACTGATAAGAATTGCACTGCAAAGGTAAGGGCATTCGTTCTCATCTATTCGCACCTTTGGAAGCAAAGGAAGTTTCTCACCAAAGAGCAACTGGCAAAGGCGGAACTGCTGCCAGTGGTAGATAGTAGGCGCACCGTCGTTGTAGAGGATAACTGAAAAGCCGTAACTCTCTAAGGCTGCTTTCATAGTTAGTGAGTCAGTAGTTATCTGTTCTAATTCCTCACGTGTCTTGTTACCAGCACGGTCAGGATAGAGATGTATCACCTTATTCACTGCATCAGTACCAAAGAATGAATACACCTGCTGCGCAAGGTTCTGCTGGTCGTCGGGTATATACGCCCAAAACTCCTTGATGATATCGAAGCGACTACCATAGTCTTTTTTCTGTCCGACGATGAGCGATTGGAAGTTACCAGGATCATAACCAATGTAGAGCGGTTCACGCTTATCGTAGTGGCGAAGATAACGAGCGGTGAGGGTGAAGTGGTCCTTGAGGTTTAGTTTCAGTATCTGGTCGTAAATATAACTATCCTTGAACTGGTGTCGCTCGTGGTCGTAGGTGGTAAAGAACTTGTTTGTCACCTCCTTGTGTCGAATGGCACAGATAGCGGTCAGGAACTCATCCATGTCGAGCGTGTCGAGCTGGGTCTTGAAGAACTTAGGACCGAGGATATCCTTGTTGCAAAATGATGAAGCACGAATATAGTAGATTGCGTTTCTTCGCATATCCGCTAATCGTGGTTTCCATCGTGCAACAAAAGCGTTAAGGCGTTCATTTTCCAGTCTTATCTTCTCCATTGTGACAGGGTTCTTCGTATTGCGCAAATCCTGCTGAAGCATAAACTGCTTATAGAGCGACTGATTGATAGCAAGTGAAACACTGGCTATCTCCTCAATGAGCTGTCGGTCCATCTTATTTTCGTATTCCTCAAACCAATCGTCCTCACCAAGGTCGACACGTGCCGTATCGCTCACACCTGTCACGCCTTCATAGTAGGCAGAGCGACGGATGTCAGCAGAACCACCACGGAGGGAAGGGAAGAGTCGTGACTTGAGTTTCTCACCGCTGTTGTGTTTCATCTCTTCGACGAAAGCGTGCACAGCATTACGACCAGCGACACTCTCAGGCTGATCTGAAGATACCAACTGGAGGTGCGCACCATTGCGAAAGATGACAGAGTGCTTAGCGTAGGCAATAGGGTAGCGTGGTCGACGGAAGTGAGAAGGTAGCTTCGCTTCACCGACCACATAGTCGATACCATACTCCAACATTGCTCGCTGCTTACCATTCACGATGACAGGACGAGAGAACGAAGCCTGAATGTTAGGCCAGACGTTCGTCATCAGCGCAACATAAGTCTTATGCACAAGGAACGAGAGTTCACCAGGCATATCATTCGTCACACGGATAAGACGTGGAACGATAACGCCCTCCGTCTTACCCGTTGCACGAGCCCACTCTGCATAGAGCATATTTGGGTCGATGATGTTTGCCAACAGCTGCACACGATTCATATAGTAGTGTTCAAAGTCGACTGTTGGCTGTTCGTTGTTTTGTATCGTTAGTTCGTCAGTCATTTGGAATCTCCTCTACTATTTCAGCGTCTTGTATGTCAGCATCACGCAGCAGTCGCTTCTTCTCCTTCTGCTCGATAGGCAGCGAGTCGATAAGCGTGACATAAAAGCCTTGATTGTGTTTTGCAGCAATATCCTTGAGACTCTTCTTCGAGAAGCCAAGTTCCTCGGCTGTGATGCTTGGTGTGATAATAAACGTAACACCAAGGTCTCTATCGGCTTCGGAGATTTCAGAAGCACGACGACGACACTCCAGCGCACGTTCGTAGCACTTGCCCTGTGTCTTATAGTCACCAGACAGTGCACAGAGCTTGGCAAGGTTCTCAAACTGGTTAGCGTACTGATTCTCCCATATCTTGATAGGTACGTTGTTGTCTACTTGGAAGTAGTTGATGGCTTCGTAAAGGCGAGCCATACAGGTGCGCTGCTCTATCTTGATACCTTGATTAGCATTGATGCGCTGTTGCAGCTTACGAGCCGCACGAGTTATGTTGCGTTCGTGTTCGTAGATTTCCATTGCCCACTGCAATTGCTCCAAGAACTTCTGTAGCTCTTGGGGAATAGCGTCGCACTTGCCAGTGGCAAAGAACTGCGATATTAAGTCGGGGTGTATCTGTTCGATACGGTCAAGTTGTGTCATACGCCAAAAAGGTCTTTTCGCAACTGCTCTTCCTTTGCCTGCTGAATAATCTCACGCAGTTCTTTCACGGCTTCGGTGCTGCCTTCCTTAGCCAGTTCAACGAGCTTGGTAAGGATTGCACGCATATCCTCTGTGACGTTCACGAGCAATGCGATGTCTGCAAGAAGTTTCTGAATATCTGAATCCATAACGCAAAGATAATCAAAGAGGAAAAACAAACAAAAGACAGACCATTTTCCTGACGTCAGGAAAAAGAAGCAGCGTGCCTCACGGCAGACTGCTTCCCAATTTAAGAAATGCTTCAAAAAAAATTATATCTTCAGACGGCAATCGTTTCGAGGATGCCGTTGTATTGTTCGAGTGCTTTAAGGTAATTGTCAATGGCTGCCGTGTCGGTGGGTGCTGCCTTGAATTGGTTCCACGCTGCGCGCACTGCGCTATAGGCTACAGAGGGCGAATGAGAGAGGGCAATAGTCATAGCGCACCTCCTTCCAACCATTCAGCTACGAAGTAGGCAGCCAAGAGAACTACGAGGAACAGATGAGCGTAGACTACCTCCTTATGCGTGAAACGCTCACCGCATAGACGTGAGAATGTCGCTGACTCGCCATTAAACCACTGTGAAAACTTATTGCGCTTTTCGTTTGCCCAATCTCTGAACGAGAACGACCGCTGCGCTGTGCGGAGACTTGTTGGTTGCATATTGCATCATTCTTTTAGCATCCACGGAACTGCCGTGGCAGAGACACAGAGAAGCGGCTGCACATCCCGCTGCTAAAAGAATGATGTCTCTACCCGAAGGGCTTTGAAAATTCTACGGAATGGCAACCGCCAATATCTTTATGAGCATAAAAAATGCCCAATCGAAAACGTTGAGCAATGACCGATGCTCTCCGGGATAGTCTACTATCATTCTTTTAGCACTGCAAAGATAAGTATTAGTTTTGAATCGTGCAAGCGAAACGCAAATAATTTTTGCGTGACGCTAGTAATTTATAAGAAATCCCCTGCTTCACAGCGTGAGGCAGGGGACGGCTAAAGATTAGAAAGTCAATGACTATCCTTATGGATGATAGTCTGGGTCAACGGTTGGACCGCTTGGGTTGCTTTCTGTTTTGTGGTTTATCTTACCAACATTGTCGCTCTTCTTCACCTCGTAAGGCTTGAAGTCGATGCCCGTGAGGAAGGCACGTGTGCGCCCGATGTCGCCAGCCTTCCAGTGGGTCTCTGGTTGGAAGTTGATGCGCGTACCGACAATGTTCTTGGCTACGTTGAATTTCTCAACCGAATCAGCAGGTTTGGTTTTCAAGCCAACCTTGAACGAGCCGAAGCCGTCGAGCACCACTCGGTCGCCATTACGCATGTGGCGAGCCATTACGTTGACGAGTTCACGCAGAACTGCGTAGACATCCGCCTGCTTTGCAGAGGTGTTTTCCTCAATCTCCTTAGAGATAGACTCGAGGTCGGCAACATCACTGACAACGGCACGTGCATAGAACTTGCCTTTGGTTTTACTCTTTGTGCGAACGTCTTGGTAAATCTTAAATTTTACTGACATAATACATTGATTTTAAGGGTTAATAAATAGATTTATATAAAGCTATGCTTTTGATGATAGAAAGCTATGCTTTGGACGATCAAAAGCTATGCTTTGGATGATCGAAAGCTATGCTTTGGATTTCTGTTCCTGCTGCTGCTCAAGAACCATTCTGAACAGTCGCTCTTTCTCTTGGTACTTTTGGAGATTCCGCTTGTCTGCCTCTCTTTTCTCTTTACGATCCTTGCGCTTAACGAATGACTTATAACGCTTGATGTTGTCGAGAACATTCTTGTGCTGACGGAGGAACTCTGCTGGGTCGGTGCGGAGCAACTTAATGAGCTGGGCTATCTCTGAACGTCCGAAGAGTATCGGGTGCTTGCAGAGGAACTTACCAGTATCGTTTAATGATTGCAGCTCGGCAAATGCTTGAAGATTGCGGATGCGCAGTTCTGCCATTTCTGCTACGGCTTGTGCGGTGGGCTTTGTCTCCAGCAGTTCGTCGAGCTGCTTCATCTTTCGCCAAGTGTTGATGCGGTCGTTATAGATGACGGTTGCCATCTGCACGTCCGCATCAGTAAGGTTTTCCCAGTCTATTTTCGGGTACTCTTCTTCTTTTTTTTTGGAGTTGCTTTCGCCTTCTCCTTCTTAGAAGAATCTGTGTCCTTATCCTCTGATGGGAGAGGATTTTCCTCTGATGATTGCTCTGTAGACTCGTTATCTTCAGAACCTTCTTCAGATGACTCATCGCCACCCTCTCCTTCCGATGGGTTCTCGTCGCCTTCGCCACCGTCAGCGTCAGGGCTTTCATCTCCATTAGCGTTAGGAATCTCAGGATTCTCGTCTCCATCTTCAGAAGAGTTGTTGGCGTTGTTGTTATCATTATCCTCGTCGGCTGCTTGATTAGCATACTCACGTCGATTACGTACGATTTCGTCATGCTCGCAATGATCAAGAAGGAGGAAGAGTATCTCCTCGTGATTTTTCTCTGGCGAGAGGTCGAAGCGTGTGAAATCAGTAAGATGTGGTGCTTTCTCGTGCAGCAGGGCAAGGTCGGCTTCCACAACAGTTGGGCTTACCAACTTATGGAAGTGCGTTAATTTCTCTTTTGTGCTGTACATATTCTTAATATAAATGGTGAATAAGCCCCCTCCCGTGAAGGGAGGGGAATAAGTTAGGCTTCAGTTCTTGAGACCTCGACAAGTGTTGTGGTGTCAAGAACACGGAAAGTGATTGATGCACCTGTCTTTGCTGTCCAGGTTGCACCCTCTTCCAGTACGAAGGTAGAACCGTCAGCGATGGTGGCTGCCTTATCGGTACCAGCACCAACGAGTGTGATGTATCTACCCTTATCGCTCTTGCTGAGTCCACTGACTGTAGCAATGGCAGCAGCTGCTGACGTTCCGTTTGGAATCGTGTAAGTGTTACTGCCTGCTGTGATAGCTACATCTGTAGCATCCGCATTGATAGCAGTAGCAGCAGTAACAGCTGGATTGCCAGTGTAAATCAGTGGAAGGTCGACAGAGCTGCGCTTGAAGGTAAGGGTCGTATAACGACCATCCTTATCGTCCTTCGTCTCTGTGTTAGAGAGGATGATTGGACGCTCGAGTTCACCAACGATGTACCACTCTTTCTTCTTAATATGCTTATAAAGAGCGATAAACTTACCACCGCTGTACTCCTCAATGAAGTTATAAAGGTTTGCACGAGCTCCGCCCATTACCATTACAAGCTGATTTTCACCTGTGGTAGTGATGTCGCCCTTCTCTGTGGTACCAGTGAAGGTTGGAATGTCGTGTGCCTCGAAGTAATGAGGAATCTCATTCGGTTTCAAAGGAACAGGCGCAACCTCACGATTAGCGTTAGGTTGTGGGAACTCCTTAGTGCGGTCGATTTGGTCGAGTGCAATGAGATAAACGATGTAAGAGATAGCACTACCGTGTGTATCTCTATCAGACACATCGTCGACGTGACCGAGCAATGCCATAGAGGCAAGAGAAACTCCTGAACCAGCAGCTGCACCGAGAGAGTGGTCAAGCAGCGCAGCTACGAGCATGAGGATGCCAAAAATCGCAAACGTAGCCATGAACATATTGCGTGACTGACGATTTGCGTAGTTAAATCCTTTCATAGGATTATACGCACGATAGCGTTTCTGAATATTGGGCTTTTTCATTTCTATTACTATTAATGATAATTGTTGATTAAAGAAAAGAACTGAGGAATTAAGCCGTTACCGAGGCTATTCATCCATAGGCTTAATTCTCAGTTCCTTAGTCATTCATTCTATCGAGCACCTGGTACGTTAGGCTGCAACTTCTTGTTGATGGTGCGCTTGCCTCCGACACAACGCTCCAACTCACGGAACTTGCCATCGCTACCGATAATTACCATAATATAGTCGCCTACAGCTGTAGCAGTGAAGTCATCAGTGATGCTGTCAAACTTACCAGATTTGGTAATTTTTGGCAACTTCGTCTTGTCACCGCACTCAATACAGTAAGCTACACCAACCTTCGCATTATCGATGTCTGTGTAAGTTGTCTGAGTTGTGGTACTGTCTGTAACTTGCCAGAATCCGTTGTTACCATCCACCTTGTCGGTGATAGTAGCAGCAAAGAGATTAATAAAAATCTGTTGCCACTCGTAGTTGTTCTTGTCCATTTCCTCCTTAGTGGCGAAACGTCTACCTGTGAATGAAGCAGAAGTACCTTCCTTCCAAACACTCCAAGCACGAACCTGCTCCATTCTTTCCTCCATCTTCATAGAGAGCATTTCTCCAGGAGCATTCTCAAGGAACTGTATATTGCCTGGCTCGTGAAGCATCATGAATGGAGTCTGACCGAGATAAGGCAACCAAATGATGCGCATCGTAGTGTCTGGTACCACGCTCAATGCACCCATAGGTCCAGCGAAGTCTGTGTCTTTACCATAGATAGAACGGACATTCTTAATCCACCAATCCTGATGGTTCTTGTTCAAGTAAACTACATGGTTATCGAGGTCCATGTCCTCAGTGATTGAAGCACGAACGTCAGCAATGAACTCCTGAACAGCTGTGAGGAAAGTTGCCCGTGTGTAGTTGCGATACGTACTTTCACCATGGGGTTTGAGATCATATTGATGAACATAGCGTACCAAAGTATAGAGAAGACCTGTTGCAGCATTGAGATAGCTACCTGCAATACCCTGCTCTGGTTCTATGTAGATACCACGCATACGTCGCTTATTCTGTTCAACCTGTCCTGCCTTAAGTGAATTGAGTAGCTGAAACTCAATCATCGTCCACTTAATAGGGTCAGAATCCTCTTTATTGAGATAACCGATGTAGTTACGCTCGAGTTCCTTCATCGGACCCCAGTCTAATTTCATCATGGCGTCATCGACGTATCCCATTTGATTCTCAATCTTCATTCCACCCTTGAAGACCTCACCTCTCTGGTAAGCCTGTGATACTTCATCGAAGAACGAATTGAAAACGAGGGCACGATCTTGATAACCATAAGCTACTGGGAAGTATTGAGTAAGATCGCGCACCTGTAGAACACGTGCGATGAGGGCATCCTGACGGAGAACAACGAACTGATCGCCAAGACCAGCATTGTCAACACCATCGTAATTCGTAGCGTAAGTACCCTTTGCAAGTGCAGCTGCATCAAGCATCTTGTTCTGCTGAAGGTACAGATAACGATTCTTGAGTGACTTCGCATAATTCCGAGCAGCCTTATAGAAAGCACTACCATCCAACTGCTCGTCAACTTCTGGAAGAGCACCTGCAGCACGTGGATTAGCTGCAATTTTGTTCCAGCGGTCCTTCATAGAGAAGAGAGAATGTTCAACACCGAAGAGATAATCAGCTGTATTAGCGAAACCATTAACACTTAGAGGAACAGCATTCACTGTTTGAGCAGGAACATCAGGTGCAGGGTTTGAACCCATCGCCTGAATATCAGCACGCATACCCTTGATACCATCGAGGATTCCTTCAAGAGTAGCATTACTCTGAGGTGCGGAAGGCTCTGTGCCATTATTGTTAGCTGATGCAGAAGGTTCACCACCATTCAGAACTGACTGAATGGTGTTCAGCATCTTCTGAAACTCATCCGCCTGTTGAGCTGTCTTCTGTGCAGCTTGTTCAGAAGCAATGTCATCAGCAAGCGTACTCTGGTACTTCTTCTGATACTCTGCTACGATAGAGTTGAACTCATCCTGTGACAGACTTTTGTCTTCGAATTTCTGCTTAAATCCAAGGAATTCGATGACACTTGTAAGTTTTTCTTTTAAACTCATAAATAACTAAAAATTAAAATGATACATTTATATGTTGTAAACGGCAGTTTTAAGTTTCTTTGCCTCAGTATATTCACGACCCATCGTAGCAGTTTCAACGATTGCTTCTACCATAGTCTTACAACCATCTGTCAGGCCGAGTTCCACAGCCTGAGAAGTGTAGAAAGTTTCACCACGCAAGACAGGAGTATCGTCTGGAAGGTCAGCAATTTTACTACGCTGTGAACGAACCTCGCTTAAGAACTGTGCATTCATTGGATCGAGTATATCTTTCACAAATTGCTCATCCTGACCTTTACGAAGATCATCGAAGACCTTGTTCTTCAAGTCAGACTTAGTTGCTTTTGCTTCGACCTTCTTAATGCCGAGCTTCGCAAAGTATTCTTCAAAATCGTAGAAGCTGCACATAGTTCCTATGCAGCCTACATAGTCATTCTGTGTCATAGCGTAGATGCGCTGACCGTGGCATCCGATGTAATATCCAGCTGAACAACACATCTGTTCATAGAAGGTGAGGATAGGTTTCTCGCAACTGCGTAGTGTTTCGCTCAAGCGGTCGAGGTACCACGCTTCACCACCTGGTGAATTGATGTGGAGGAAGTGACAAGATATTTGCGGATTAGCTTCAGCTGCAAGCAGGTCTGATTGCAACTGCTTACTTGAGAAGTAGTAATACGAATCAGACATCACAGTACCGAACACACGATGATAAGCAATACTGTTATCAGGCAGTTGCTCATCACTGAACTCATCTGTAAGGGTAATAGGAGCGGTGTTTTCTTGATTCGTTATCTTCTGAATATCCAAGAGAGCAAGATGTGACTCGAGTTGATACCAACTATGGGTGTTAAGGTAAGCAAGCATTTCATCTTTCGTCATGCCGAACGATGACTTTATCTCAGGTTTATCTGGTGCTTTACCATTGAGCGGAAAGGCTGTTAACATAGCCTGTCGAAATCCGTCAATGGTAATAAATAGAGGTTTCCCTGAGACAAGTAGAGACTGTAATTCTTTCATCAAAACTATTTTTGATGCTAAATTACAATATAATAAGGTGTAGGCAAAAGACCTATAGAAGGGGGTCTGTGAGCATTTTACACTTAATTATGAGGTTTGCGGAGTTCAGATTTGAAGATATCTGAACTCGAGCAGGGATATCTAAAGAACCGATACGATGAGTTTTTCTATCAGATGTCTTAATAGTTACGATTGCCCTCCTCTCTATCGAGAAGGTCCTGCGAGTTTCCCCGTCGGGTAAGTCTATAACTATAGTTTTATCGCAGTTCCAATAATTACCAGCTTCATTGTCAGTAAGTTGCGGTATATATGAAAATGTATCTGCAATGAAATCATACACTTTCTTCATTCCCTCTCTGTTTGGATTTACAAGGGTTACTTGTACGGTGTTTAAAAACTCTAACATATCATAAAACATTTGAGTGACAAAAACGATAGTTTGGTATGTATTAAAAAATATTAAATACATGCAACTTTTTGATACTTACGAACCTTCTTGGGTCTAAGTCGGTTTCGGAAGCGATAGTAATTCTTCAATAATGCATCTGAAGATATAGACTTCAATTGATAGCTACGAATGAAGTCATAGATAACATCGAGGTTTCTCTTCTGTCGACCGAACTCTTCATTCTCCAACAGAATACGATGGAGTTCGAAATTGAACATCCTTCGTATCTGAGCTTCTATTTCCTTAGCTGCTGCCGGAGATAGGTAATTGTAATAAGCAGGATCTTTCCAAGGGCTGGCGATAACACCAGCCTTACGTTGAGGTAGGTGAATACGGAGGTTGCCATTTACAACATCAGGTTGATTGCTGCGTTGCTTGGTCATATTCTCCCATACGCAGAAGTATAGATCTGTGGTGCTTGGAATCTTGACACCACCAGTAACTGTGTCTTTACAATATTTTGCACTTATATATTCTGCAAGGTACTGTTCAATTTGAATTGTGACAACTCGTTTCGCAGACCATTTTTTTTTCTCCATATCCTTTTTTAGTTTTTAGCCGTCCTACCGTCCTACATTCCTACAAAATTAGACTTAATTAACGCAAAGTTACAGATTATCAATGAGATAACAAAATTTTATCACTCAAAAGTTTTATTATTTCACTCTCTTTTTTCATCCTACAATCCTACAAAAACACATATTTTGTAGGACGACGAATCCAAAACAGAGAAAAACACGAAAAATCCTATTTCCTACAACGTCCTACAATCCTACAAATAAACAATTAAATCCTATTTCCTATAATAATAATATAACTATTTGATTTATAGGTATATATGTATATTATAGGTTTGAAAAGAAAAACAATTTGTAGGATTGTAGGATTGTAGGATGGTGTTTTTCTGAAAATTTATTTTCAAAAGTCACGTTTTCGAGGTTTCTTCTGAAAATTGGGGGTACGGGGGATTTTTCGCCACCTTCAGTAATAAAGAATGTGATATGGTATATGATATGGTATATGATACGGTATTGATATGATATGTGATATAGATAGAAGAAATGAGCCGTGCCTATTCATCCGAACTGGCACGGCTCTAAAGGAATTTGATACTTTCATTAAAAAGGTTCATCACTTCCGTCTGACGGCTCAAATGGCAAGTCTTGCGGAAGGTTTTTTTTCGGTGGCTCTTCAGTTGTGTTAGTTACCTTAGTTTCGACAGGCTTGCTTTCTTTATTGCTGTCGTCAGCATAGTCTCTTCTAAAGTCTATATTGTATGACTCGACAAACTTGTCGTAATCTATAATGATAGCACTTGTAGATGTGCTCTTCTGCTTACGCAGCTTAACCATACTTCCATCACGGAGGTCTGCGTCGTCGACCGTCTCCTCCCATATGAATCTTCTCGAAGAAACAGTACCGACGTATGAAGTATGACTACGTAGGTTTTGTTCAATCGTTGACAGCGTGCTATTTTCATTGTTATAACCGCTTCTATCGAAGATACTGAAGACTGCGCTCAAGCGTAAGAACATAATATTCGCACCTGCTTCAAAGGTGAAGGTCTTGGCGTCTCCACGTGAATCTTTACCTGTAACCTTCTTGGGTTGCTCGATAAGGAATTCACGTCCTTCTATGATTTGTCTCGTGTCAATCATATTGTTGACAGCTGTGAAGAACATCGCCAGCTTATCAGTGCTACGAATAAGTGATAACTGGAATTGTACCTTCTCTTGAACTATCTTGAAGAACTCGTCGTAGGTAAACGGTAGACGAAGGTTAGAATATCGCTCTATCAGTTTGACAGTTCCCAAGAAGAGGGATGCTGTCTTCATCAATCGGTCCATCTCACCAGAGTTGATGAGGTCTTGCTTTAGTTCGTTATACGCTTCTTGCTTAAGGCTTCTGAAATGGTCCATAAACATAGGACGAAGCTCCAGGATCTGAAGAAGTACATTTGAAAGACCTATCTTATTCGGGTCTTCAATTGTTTTTAGTTCTTCGAAGAGGCGCACTTCCTCTGGTGTACGGTTACGAGGCTTCGGAACTTCGCAGACAATCACACGACTCATAAGAGCGTTGTCATCACGCTGTGGTGTTTCTTGACCGCAGATGATGACAGGTGCGAAAACCTTATCATTTTCAATCTCTCGTCCAGAGGTTCCTTTTCTCTTTTGCTTACCGTCACCGTCATATACGATACCTTTCAGAGCTTGGAACTTGGTGTCGCTGATATCCTTGTTGTTATACTCATCAAGAACCACAGGAACGTCCTTGAATGTACCCATGATGGTAGACATCGCAGCATCGGTACCTGTGTTAAGGTTGAAGATTGGAATGTTAGGCGAGATGAACAGCGAGCGGATTGATATCGCTATCTGTGTCTTACCTGACGACATCGGACCCATGAAAAATGGAGCGGTGAAAAGTCTATCGATGCAGTGGATGTTGCTTCTGAAGGCGCACATAATTGCGAAAACTAAAGCCCACTTACCATTGTCGTTAATCTTATATACCTGGTCCATTAATGAAGCCCACTTTTCGAAGCTGACCTTCTTCTCTGCTGGGACCTCCTTGTATACAAGCTGACTGATGAGCTCGTACTTATCTGATTGCTTACCGCTTCCTGCGTAGATAGTTGAGAAAGCAGGAAGGTAGTAATTATTTTTGTTATGCGTAACTACACCCAGCTCGTTAACTGGGTCGAACACCCACTGACCGTCGACATTGTGGAAGATACCATTCGCAAAGGCAAAGAACTGTTCATCTGTCTTTCGACTCATACCTTCGCTCTGCTGATTACCGTAGGTTTTCACCTCCGAACACATTACGAAGTGGCGACTCATATATGTTTTAATTGCCTTCCATTGCCATTCTTCACCATTGAAGTTCACAGCTTCGTAATTGATTAATACCTCCTCGATAGAGGACATCTTCAGCATCGCTTTAGAAGGTATTTCTATATATATAGGTGTCTCGTAATATCTACGATTGATGCGCAGCACACGCTTATTCTGTTCGAAATCATCTGAAAAGATATGAAGCAATGGTGTCATGAAGAAGTCCGCAACTTGTGTCATGCCGTTACCATTCTTGTTGCGGAACATGTAGCACACTGGCTCGCTCTTCTTATTGAGGCGTGGGTAATATCCACTCTCTTTCCACATTCTTCTGTACTCTTCATTTTCTTGTACATATTCTGGTGGTTCGTTCACATCAAACTCTTCATCGTCGAGGTTGTCTGCTTGCATACTCACCTTCATTGCAGACTTACGCTTGAGGACGAAAGGCTTTCTTATCTCGTCAAACTGCCCCTTAGTTAGCTTGAGCAAAGAACAGTAATGATTTCTGTTTATGGTTATAACAGTATCGTCAGCGTAGGATGTTAGTTCAACACAACGTGAGACAAGAGGAACTCGGTCTCCATTGAAGTTTTCGAAGAACTTACCGTGCAACGCTATGTAATAGTCAAGGAACGAACCTGTACTATCACTGAAGGTCATGTCTATCCTAATGCCTGCACGAAACATCTCTGTGAGAGTATGCAAGTAATTGTTTTCGTCACCATCATCAGTAATGTCACAACCAGTCTCTGAGGAAACAAAATAACAGTAGACACGTCGTAATTCTTGAATATCATTTGTTGACGGGCGACCAGAAACATACACGATAGGTTCTTCTCCATATCCATCGAGAAAATCCTGCATAACAGAGGTAATAATCGCAGGACGGTCGCTTTCAATATTCTCCTTTAGCACATCAATACCGAAGATACCAGCCTGTGTATTTGTATTAGCAACAGATTCTTTTAGTTGAGTACGAATACTTCGCACCTTATTATCGATGAGTCCGATTTTACTTCGGAAATCTTCCGCAATTGATTTGATATATTCCAAACGCAGAACAGAGTCTTGCACACACGCTACGAGGGAACAGATGGAGTTTAAGCAGTCTGTGATAACTGTCTCATCCTTGCAGCCTCGTGGAAGAATCATACGCTTGAACGCCTTTGGGAAAGGTTCTGTGAGTTCCTTTAACTTCTTGCTTGTAAGGCTTCCGTGTGCTTTTGCGAACTCGTCTGGGTCCATACCTTTTTCAAGACGGATGCAGCGCACCTTTGCCCCAGCCTTCAAAAGCAGCTCGCAGTTCTTTAACGAAGCCTTGACACCAGCAGGGTCGGCATCGTAAATCATTATGATATCATCTGTGAAGCGAAGTAGTAATTTCACTTGATCTTCAGTGAATGCGGTACCACTTCCACCTATAACATTCTCGATACCTACCTTATGCAGAGACATTACGTCAAACTGACCTTCGACAAGATAAGCAAAGCCTGTCTTACCAATACTCTTGCGTGCCTGGTATAATCCGAATATGTGCTTACCTTTTGTAAACAGAGGCGTTTCGCCTGTGTTTACATATTTACCTGTCTTGTCATTTGGAGTTACAATTCGCCCAGAGAATCCTACGACATGACCTTGCATGTCGTAGAAAGGAAACATTAAGCGGTCACGGAACCTGTCGTATAAGCGACCTTCGCTATTCCCAAGTACATCTACTTCTTGCAGTAATTCTTGTGAATAACCAGCTCTTGACAGCTCTGTAAGAGCAAGGTTACCCATAGGAGCATAACCAACACCGAAGTCGGTCAATGCTTTGTCGGTAAGACTATACCCACGTGATGCAAGGAAACTCTCTGCTTGCGCAAGGTTCTTCTGAAAGAACTTTGCAGCAGCGTCTATTGCGATGCGCTGCGCTTCCTTTTTCTTATAGGCAGCTTCTTCCTCTGGCGTGAGTTCCTTGGTAGGGAACTCAATGCCTGCTTGGTTAGCACACCAGCGCAGAGCCTCTATGAAGCTTATGTTTAGGTGATGCTGTACAAAGGATATCACATCTCCACTTGCTCCGCACACGAAACAGTGGTAGGTCTGTCTTGAAGGACTGACGACCATAGATGGTGAATGATCATCATGGAAAGGGCATACACCCTTATAGTTCGCACCTGTCTTGTGCAGGCGAGTAAAGGTTTCTATTACATTTACAATGTTTAGAGCTGACTTTACCTTTTCAATGAAATTTTTATCTATCATATTCCTTATTCTTCATTTTCCTCGAACAAATCCAACTGGCGTGATTCAAGTGCCTCTTGTAAGGTTACGCCTAAGTATTCAGCTACCGCAGCATACTCTTTGCTGCTGATGTTTTTTCGTCCATAGTACAAGTCCCAAAATCGACGTTGATTTATTCCTGTTTCCGTGTAAAAGGTTCTTGTTGGTGTGAAGTCTTCTGGGTGGCGAAACTTTATCTTCAACATCTCCATAAGTATGTTGCGCTTGACTTGCAAGCCTACAGTAAGGCGATTGCGTAAAGCAAAGAGGCGAACAGACATAGAACTTCTGTTCAATGCTCTTCCCATCTGTTCAAATGACAGTTTACCAAGATTGTTCTTAACAAAGGTAGCATCACCTTCTGTCCACCGTTTATTAGCTATTTTGTTTCTAATCATATCTATAGGAGTCTAAGTTAAGAAAACAATATCTAAACATCCTTCAGAAACAGCACATGGTTGTACTGGAGGTCAAAACTCAAAATCGTTGTAGCTTCGGTTGGATGAATGCGCCCAAGTTGAACCTGAGCGTATATCCGTAGAGCTTCGTGTAATAATCGAAGTTCTCGCTCTGAAAGGTCTTGTATGGAGAATTTTCCCCAGTTATCTTTATCTATAAACATTTCTTTCTTAGATATTCTGTCAGCCCTTGCCTGATTTTCTTTCGTACTGATGGACTTAATGTTAACTTTTGATTAGGGTCCTTATGATGAAACAAAAAAGACATCCTAAATCCCATTTTACGGATAGCCATTTTTCTAACTTTTCTAATGCTGGTTATAGTTATTCAAAATTAAGGTCATACAATTGGTTTCTTATCAATGAGTCACCAAAGACTCCTACAAGGTCACCATCTTTTTCTCTCCATTCAAATTCAGTAGAGAATCCCTCTCCTTTCTCATTCCAAATGATACCTATATTCTCAAGGTGACCAGTTACTTGACGAACATTCGAATGGTTTAGTTTCATCTCGTCTATTACGATACCTAAGTTTAATGCGTCAATTGCTTTTTCAAATTCCTTTGTTTTCATAAGATTGTTTTATTTGTTTTACATTCTTTTTCCGTAGAATACTGAACATACTTTTCAAGTAAGTTACAGTAAATACCATTTATGCACATGCGATGAGAATCGCAGTGTAGACATTCTCTATGCATCTGGGAAGAGCTCGTGTTCGGGTATGTTAAGATAGTCTGAGATTACCTTTCTCTTCTGTGGGGCTGGAGTAAAGTCGCCCCTTAACCATCTATAGACAGTACTTTCATTAACACGGCATAACTCCATTATCTTTGATATCTCTTCTTTGCGCTGATTAGGAAGAGAATATATGTACTCTTTGAATCTCATTTTTATTTTTTTTATATTCTTTTTATTGCGCCCTCGATATATTTTTATTATTTTCGTGGCGCAAGTAATACTTGCGTAGCGCAAAGGTCTAACATTTATTTGAAATAACAAAATAAATGAGAGGTTATTTCACTCATTTATTAAAAAATAATGAAAATGGAAGAAGAAACTATTACTAATCGCATCGTTCAATTGATGAACAAAGAAGGGCATACGATAAATACGTTCGCTCGAAAATTGAATATATCTTGGACTTCGGCTAATAATATCATCACTGGTCGCAACGCACCTAATTATGAAACCATAGTTAAGATTTTAGCGAGTTTTGAAAACATTGATGCTAACTGGTTGATAATGGGGCAGGAAAGACGAGAAGAAACTAATGAGGATAAACTTTATTCTGTTATTTCGATGCAACAGAAAACCATAGAAAATCAACAGAGAACAATAGACCGATTAACAGCGAAGCTCGTTGAAAATGTATCTGAAGATTCTGTTAAAAAAGTGGCAAATGCCGTATAATTAAGATGCGCCTTAGAGGTGTTTAAGAGTGTTTTTACGGTGTTTTTTATTCAAACATTTTAATTAAAAAATCACTCAAATGTTTGATAGCGAAGACAATGTAAGATTTATATTGTCGGTGAAAACTCGGTGAAAATTAACTAAAAACTAAAAATTGTCCTATTGAATATCAGCAAGTTAGAAATGTAAAAAATAAATCTGAAATCTGGTCATCCCGACTGTGAAATATGATTACAAAAGAGGCTGTTATAGCCTCTTTTTTTGTTGATAAAAATCATACAGATGACCTATATTACGTCATATGTCCCTTTACCCCATGTTGAGAGTGGGCAATAATAAATCCTTTCTTCCCTTTCTTATAAACGTGCGGATGCTTAGCACATGTTGTGCGGAGCCTCAGTACCAATGGTGCGCATGGTGCGCACCAATCGTGCGGACGGTTTATAGCCTTGTAAAATGCCTGTTATACGGAGTGTGAGAAGGGCTATTTGCATCTTACACGGTGGTGGAAAGAAAGCGTGTCACGAACGATGATGTGGGGTCAATAATCTCCTTTGTATTATTGACTAAAACGAACAATACCCTTTGTGTTTAAGAAGTAAGCCGATAGAAAATGTTTGTATCTCAAATCTTATTTGTATCTTTGTCCCATCTGTTAAGATAATAAAACCAGAATCTATTGTATTACGTAATTAAAACAAACAAGAAAATGGCTACAATGAGCGTAACCTCTTGGGCAAATCTGTTGCAGGATTCTCTGCTGTTTATTCATAAAAAAAATGGACTTAATAGTATCTCTTCTTGGAGAAGATGTTTAGATAGGGGCGTGTTCACGCTCTTTGCTTGTTTTCTATTAGGTCAGTCAGCCAATGCGCAGAACTTTAGAACCTTACGAGATGTGAAAGTGGACGAGACAGTACTTGACCTTTCAAAAACAAATTGTACGGTGATACCACGCAACGCAATGCACTCTTGTCATCGTCTTATTTCTCTCATCCTCCCTACAAAACTTGATTCTATCGGTACGCAAGCATTCTTTGCTTGTGACGGAATCAGTGGAAAACTATATTTCCCAGCAACTACACGTGTGGTAGATGCCTCAGCTTTTAATGGTTGTCGTCAGTTGACAGAATTGTCTTTCGACGGCTCTACACGTATAGGGGCTTTCGCTTTTGCTAATTGTCGTGGACTTCGTGAAGTTCGTCTCTCGGCTGTTGTTCCTCCTGTCTGTGCTGACAATGCTTTTGATGGTATAGATTTTAGCCGTGTGAAACTCATCGTTCCTGCTCAAGCAAAGAAGGCATATCGTAACGCACCAGGCTGGCGAAACTTCTTCTCACGGCATGAAATGGAGAATGTATGCGACCCAGAGAATCTCCTCGTACCTCGTCCTCTCA